AATGATAAGGCAGCGATTGAACAATTTGGTTTGTTTAATCTATCAGACTTCCTACCTAAGAAGCCGACAGACGTTGAACTCAAGGTTATGAAAGAAATGTTTGAAGCGTCAGTTGACGGTGAAGCATATGATATGGACCGTTGGGGACAATACTTCAAACCAGCAGGTATGGGTCAAGCAACTGGTGATCCTAACAAAGCAGCCGCTCCGGCAGCTCGCGTTAGCGCACCTGCTCCTCAAACATCTAGTGAAGAAGATCTTCCTTGGGAAGATTCTGCTCCTGCAGAAGCACCTGCTCCAAAGGCAGCACCTGCTCCAGCAGCCGGCGGTGAAAACGCATCACGTGCTCAAGACATCTTGGCAATGATTCGTAATCGTCAAAAGCAATAATCAACACGGCTCGGGCCACTGTGACTTAGTCATACGCCCGGGCTCTCTTCACTATTTAGGAGATAATAATGAAACTAGACAAACTAACAAAAGTAAATGAGTCAATTACTATCAATCGTTACGACAACGGTTGGATGGTTGAAATTGGCGGCAGAAATAAAAAAGAAGATTGGGCAAATACCAAGACCCTTTGCAACACAGAAGAAGAAGTAATCACTCTAATTAAAGAGTGGAATAAACTACCATTGGATCAATAATTATGGCAAAAGCATTTGATATTTCTAAATTTAGAAAGTCAATTACTAAGTCTATTGACGGTCTTAGTATTGGCTTTAACGACCCTACTGATTGGGTCAGCACAGGCAATTTTGCCTTAAACTATTTGATCAGCGGCGATTTCCATAAAGGGGTTCCGTTGGGAAAAGTGACTGTATTTGCCGGTGAATCAGGTGCAGGTAAATCATATATCTGTTCCGGTAACCTTATCAAGGCAGCACAGGCACAGGGAATTTATCCTATCTTGATCGATACAGAAAATGCTCTTGACGAAGATTGGCTCAAGGCATTAGGCGTCGATACTTCAGAAGATAAGTTGCTAAAACTTAATATGGCAATGATCGATGATGTAGCAAAGACCATTACAGAATTTGTTGCTGAATATAAAACAATGCCAGAGGATACTCGTCCTAAAGTATTGTTTATCCTTGACTCTTTAGGTATGTTGCTTACTCCAACAGATGTTAATCAGTTTGAAGCAGGTGATTTGAAAGGCGATATGGGTCGTAAGCCTAAGGCATTGACAGCACTTGTTCGTAACTGTGTTAATATGTTTGGATCACTTAACATTGGCCTGGTTGCAACTAATCACACATACGCTTCACAAGATATGTTTGATCCAGATGACAAGATTTCAGGTGGTCAGGGCTTTATCTACGCTAGCTCTATTGTAGTTGCTATGCGTAAGTTAAAGTTAAAAGAAGATGAAGATGGTAACAAGATTTCAGAAGTTAAGGGTATTCGTGCCGCTTGTAAGATTATGAAAACTCGTTATGCTAAACCATTTGAAAGTGTACAAGTGAAGATTCCTTATGAAACAGGTATGAATCCATATAGTGGACTGGTAGATCTGGCAGAAGAAAAAGGTCTTCTAAAGAAAGAAGGTAACAGTCTTGTTTATACAACTAAAGATGGTGAAATCATCAAACAGTTCCGCAAAGCCTGGGAAAGAAATGAAAATGGTGGCTTAGATGCTATTATGTCTGACATTTCAAAACATGGTGAAAATTCCGTTTCTGAGATAACTACTAATGTCGAACCTGAAACGGAGAGCGTATAATGAAAGAAGACTTAATTGCAGATCTTTGGTCTGTTGTTGTTGAGGTAATTCCAGAAAAACAACGTGCCAATGTGGCAGCAGACTTTGTCAACACTTTAATGGACTATGGTATTAAAGAATCAACTTTAGATAGTCTATTAGGGGTTGACCCTTACCTAGATAATGCTATAGAATATGTTATCGATGGTGAGGAGATTGAAAGTGATGAGGAAGAAAATTACGGTTACGATGACGACGAGGAATAAATGAATTGGTATGATCGAGTTTCAAAGGATATTTCAAATATTCCAGATGCTGTGGCTTATTATGAAGCCCAATTAACTGAGGCAAAACAAGATGCCCGTATAGCGGGGAACATCGAGAAAGCGTCTGCGCAGATGCCCGGCATTGTTGAAAATCGATTTAATCAACTTCAAGAAATTGAAGCAATTTTAGAATACCTAAACATTGAACTTCGTCGGCTTCGTAGTCAACATTTTCGTAAGTATCTTGAAAACTATCAACGTAGCCTCTCCTCTAGAGATTGTGAAAAATTTGTAGAGGGCGAGGCCGACGTTGTAGACTTTGAAAAAATTATCAATGACTTTGCCCTACTTAGAAATAAGTGGTTGGGTATTATCAAAGCATTAGATCAAAAACAATGGCATCTAAGCAACATTGTTAAACTACGTGTAGCTGGTTTAGAAGACGCTACTCTTTAAAACCTCATACCAGGAAATACAGTTTTCTTAACCTGGTTATTATCGTGATCCATAGTTTTAAATAAATCAAATGGTAGATCTAATTGTTTGCATAGGTCTGCCATTGCTTTTGTGTCTTTAGGCAAACACATTCCTCCATACCCTCGCATTTCTGGTCCGCAGCTAAGATAATCAGGACTTGATGTTTTTCTTAATAAAAAAGTTTCTAATACTTTGTCGTAGTCTGAATTTAGTTTATCACAGACTTCGTACATAACGTTTGCAAATACTACTCGCAAAGCATTAAAAGTGTTTGAATAATACTTTAATATCTCTGCTTCAGTGGGCGTCATTCTAACTGTATTCTTAGGAAGCCAAGAATGTGCTTCACAGACCTTGTGCCAGGACCTGTCTGTATAACATCCTACTGCTAGTACATCGTGATTTCTTACAAAATCTTCTAGGGCAGATCGTTCTCTTAAAAATTCAGGAACAAAGCAAATATCTTTATCATTATATTTTTCAATTATAGATTGTGTGGTTCCTGGCACCGATGTTGATTTAAGAGCGATCACACCCTGATATTTTAAATTTTTTAAATTAGATATTGTTTGATGCACAATTGACAAATCGCATTCGCCATTTTCACCCGACGGTGTTGGCACACAAACAAATACAATTTCAGTATCCAATACACTATCGATAGTTGTATTAAATTTAGGATCGTGTTTAGTTACATCGTGTCCTAACATCTTAAATCCTTCACCAACAGCACTACCTACTGCTCCCCAACCAATAATTCCTATTTTCATATTAAGCTCTCAACAGTTTTCTTTAATCCGTCTTTCAATGATGTATATTCTGTAAATCCGGTTAATTTTTTCATCAGGGTAGTATCGGGGCAACGTCTTTTTGCACTACCTTTTGGACCTGGAAGTATTTCTAATTTCTCCGGATCTACTCCCATTATGTCTAAAATAATTCTTGCTACTTCAGCAATTTCATTTTCTTCTTGTCTGCCTACGTTAACTATATAATTTTTATTATTTGTCACTAGTCTATGAGTTATTTCAACAGCATCGTCGATATAACAAAAACTTCTTGTATCATTGCCTTTGATATAATACTCACCTTTGGCAACACGTTCAACAAATTCGCTGATGAAATGATCTACCTGACCAGGACCGTAGATATTAAAGTATCTAATAATTAACCAATCTAATCCAGAATTAGCAACTAAGTTTTCTCCTAGTGCTTTTGGTAAACTATAGCTCCAGCGAGGATTGATCACATCTTCAAACATCACAGGAACTGATTCATCAGTGGGAACTGGATATAGTCCTTTATCAATAGCACCATTAAAAATTTCACAAGTGCTTGTAAAAACAAATTTAGTATCTGTACCTTTATATCTATTAATTAAATTAAATGTTGGTAAAGTATTATTAAATGCAACTTCAGTTGGTTTTTCGTAGAACAGTTTGGTTCCATTGGTCGCGGCCATATGAACAACGACATCACAATTTGGAGAAGAATTTGTTATGTCTGGTAAACAAAGGTCTTGGCCTTCTCTTTTATCAAATACTACGGTTTCGTGTTTATCTTTAATTAAATTATAATAATGGCTACCAATAAATCCTCTATGGCCTGTAAGTAATATTTTCATAGAAATATTTATCGACTAAATATGAGCAGTTAATAGAATTGGACTACAATGCGATCTTTTAGAGTAGTGACTACACAACATAAACCTTACTATGACCTTATCGGTAAGGAATGTATTCAATCCTTTTTGAAATATTGGCCTAAAGAGGTTTCAATCGAATTATGGGCAGAAAATTTTGAACCCGACATAACAGACCCTAGATTAATAATTAAAGATTTTAATAAAATAAATCCTAGATTTGAAAACTTTAAACAATTAATGTTTTCGTCAACAACAAATGACAAAGTATTATCTAAGAAAACATTTTGGCTAAAAGGACACGTAGTTTTAACAGCTCTTGAAACTTTTGATTCCGATGTGTTTATATGGTTAGACAGTGATGTAATAACTCATAATTATGTTACCATTGAATATTTGAATTCTTTAATTCCAGAAGACACATTAGCTGTTGATGTTCCTGCAGGAGGAAAAGGTCGTGATAAAGAAGCAGAAACAGGATTTTTTGGATTAAATCTAAAAATGAAAGAATCAAAATCTGTTATCGATTACTATAGAGAATATCATACAACACTAAAAATGTTAGATACACCTAGATATATGGAAACATCCGTATGGTGGTCGGCTATAAAAAATTCAGGTGCAAAAGCTAATCATTTAAAAACATCTAAGGATCATTTGATGCCGTTTATGTATACTGAATTAGCTCAATATATGCGTCATTGGGTAGCACAAAAAAATAAGGCTAATTATTCTAAAGGCAGCAGAGAAAAAACTCAGGAAGAACAATGAAATCAACAGCCCAAGCATATCAAGATTTATTCGTATATTCTTTATTCGGTAATAATGGAACATACATTGAAGTTGGTGCTCATAAACCAATAAAAAACAGTAACACTTATAATTTAGAAGTAACGTGCGGCTGGAAAGGATTTGGCATAGAATTCAATGATTCTTTAAAAGAGTTTTGGGAAAAATCTCCTGAAAGAAAAAATAAAATTTATTGGGAAGATGCATTGACATTTAATTACATCAATGCATTAACAGAAAATCTTTTACCAACACACATAAATTATTTGTCTTGTGATATAGAACCTCCAGAAAATACATTTAATGCTCTTAAGAATATTGTTGGTCAAGGAATTACTTTTGATATAATTACATTTGAACACGATTTATATAATTCAACAGTTGACTATAATTTAATTGCTACTGAGTTTTTATTAAACAACGGGTATAAAGTAGCAGTTACCGATGTATATTATAAAAAAGAAGAAAATTTATTCGAAACATGGTTTTTAAAAGACAACATAGAATTTAAAACTTGTTCGTTTAATGAATGGAAAGAAAGAACAAATTTGTTATGAAAAAAATTGTTTTAATTACCGGAGGCTTTGATCCTCTACATTCTGGTCATATTGCTTATTTTAAAGCAGCAAAGGCATTGGGTGATATTTTAGTTGTAGGCGTAAATTCTGACGCTTGGCTAACACGCAAAAAAGGTGCTCCTTTTATGCCTTATATGGAACGTGCATCAATTGTACGGAATATAGTTGGTGTAGATTTTGTTATAGACTTTAATGACAGTGACGGTAGTGCTAAACACGCCATACAAATGGTGCGTCAAAGTTATCCTCAAGAACGTATTATTTTTGCCAACGGTGGAGATAGAACCAAAGAAAATATTCCCGAAATGGACATCAAAGACGACAACCTAGAATTTGTGTTTGGTGTTGGCGGAGAAGATAAAAAGAATTCTAGTTCTTGGATTTTACAGGAATGGAAAGCACCTAAGACTGAACGTCAATGGGGTTACTATCGTGTTCTGCACGAAGTTCCTGGAATGAAAGTTAAGGAACTAACAGTTAATCCAGGTTGCAAATTATCAATGCAAAGACATAAGTATCGTTCAGAATATTGGATAGTGAGTGAAGGTAGAGCCGATGTTAACAAAATGATGGACAGCGGTTACTCGTTGCCGACTGCTAGATTAGAATTGCACGACGAAGAAGATATTCCAGTCGGACAATGGCACCAATTAACAAACCCTTACGATGTGCCTTGTAGAATTGTAGAAATTCAATACGGTGAGCGTTGCGAAGAAGAGGACATAGAAAGAAAATGATTAGAATATTCATTGGGTACGATCCTCGTGAAGCCGTGGCGTTTCACGTGTGTTCGAACAGTATTATTAGACAGGCTAGTTGCCCTGTTAGTATTACTCCCCTGGCGTTGAATACATTCAATGAGTACAAAGAAACACACAGCGATGGTAGTAATCAATTTATCTACTCTAGATTCTTAACACCTGCCCTATCGGACTTTATGGGCTGGGCTATATTTGTCGACGGCGATATGATTTTAAGAGATGATATTTTAAAATTATGGAATCTAAGAGACGAGTCAAAGGCAGTAATGGTAGTCAAACACGACTATAAAACTAAGATGACAGAAAAATATCTAGGCAGTAAGAACGAAGACTATCCTAGAAAAAATTGGTCTAGTGTTATCTTATGGAATTGCAGCCATCCTAAAAATAGAATCTTAACACCTAACTTCATTGAAAAATCTACAGGTGCACAGCTACATAGATTTACTTGGTTAGAAGACAATGACATTGGCGAATTGCCTAAAGAATGGAACTGGCTGGATGTCGAATATGATTATAACCCAGATGCAAAATTAGTTCATTATACGTTAGGTACACCTTGCTTCCACGAATTTGCACATCAAGGAAGTTTTTCAGGCGAATGGCATCTTGAAAGAATTTATGCAGATTGGTGTCAACAAAGGAATCTATGAACAATTGGTTATTTTTAAGCAAAGACGGCCAGGACGAATATATTAATATGTTTGCTATCGGCACCGGAGGAAGAGTGGTGTCGACTGAAGATTTTATCTTTGAAGATTCCGAAGATCCTATTGTGATGAGAGGAATATTAAAAAAGAAAATAATTCAACAATGCTGGCGTGAACAACGAGATTTTTATTTTATTGACACTGGATATTTAGGAAATCAAAAAAGTCCTGTAAATCCAATGGGTTGGAAATACTATCATAGAATTGTAAAAAACGATTTGCAATACGAAGGAGATATAATTCCTAGACCTAATGATAGATTTAAACAGTTAGCTATTCCGATTAGCGATTGGAAAAAAGGCGGAAGAAAAGTTTTAATTGCTGCACCCGATGAAAAACCTATGAGGTTCTACGGATTAGATCGAGAACAATGGTTGGAAGAAACTATAGAAACAATTAAGAAATATACCGATAGACCGATTGTTGTTAGGGATAGAGTTAAGAGTAGATTAGATCGTGTAATTCATAATACACTAAAAGAAGCACTCGATGACGATGTTCATTGCCTAGTTACTTTTAATAGTAATTCTGCAACTGAGTCAGTCCTACACGGAATACCAGCATTTATACTTGCTCCAAGCCATGCGGCTAGTCCAGTAACATTAAGAGACTTAAGCAAGATTGAAAATCCGTATTATGCAGACAAGGATAAAGTTTATGCTTGGGCTTGTCATCTAGCATATCTGCAATATCATAACAACGAACTTAGAGATGGTTCTGCAAAAAAGATGTTAGAAGAAACATATGAGTTAATAAAGGAACATAGATGAACTTAAATTTTATTACCAGTCTTTCTAAAGAATATTGGGAAGGAACAGGAAAATTTTGTCTAAAGACTTGGAAAAATTTTCCAGGCACAGTGACAGTTTATATCGATCAACAAGAAGGTGACATAGCCTGGATCAATGAACTACCATCATCCTTTGTTAAAAAATTAGTTCGTGTTCCTAATCTAAATTTAGAAGATAGAGATTCTACAAAAATTAGAAAATTCTGGGGTAAAGCCTGCGCCCAGATATCTGCAATGAGAGAACGAGGTAAAGATGAAAGAATAGTTTGGATAGATGCTGACGTTGAACAAACAGCATCCACTTTACCAGAATCTATTTTTTCTTTTAGTTTTATGGAACCAATTGCAATGTTAAACTCCGGTGACGGCGAAGACTGTTGGGAATCCGGCATAGTTGTTTTTAATCAAACTGCCGATAAGATCGATTTGGTTGTTAGAAAATATGAAAATATGTATCTAAATCAAGATAACTTGTTTAGTCTATGGAAACCTTACGATGCACAGGCATTAGGTGCTGTGGCAATGGAAAGAGGATTTTTAAATTTATGCAAGAAAAAATGTCCTAATGCAGAAGCATTAGCTAATAGTCACTTTGCTCCATATTTTAAACATTGGATTAATAAAGATAATAAAAAATTATTAATTGAAAAGAATAAATGACAACAGTAGCGGTATACCACGGTTCTGTACCAAACAAAAAGAGCCAAGAAAAAATTGATCTTTTAAGATACTTCTCTGAAGGTGCTAGAAGAACAGGATCAATAGTCTACGACTATCTTGATCACTCTTATCGACCATCGGATGTGGCCATTATACAAGGTTGGGTCGCTCCCGGTCGGCCAACTGGTAAGCATTTACTCTTAAGAAATACTGTTATTCAACAACAACTTAAAAATAAAAGACACGTAATAGGTGTTGACAGCAATTTATTTCTTTATAAAAATAAAGAAAATCCTTTGCATTATCTCAGATACAGTTTTGATGGAATATTTCCTAATACAGGAATTTATTGTGATACGGAAATTGATCCATTTCGATGGAAAAAAATTAGTCATAATTTAAAAATTCAACCTAAAGAGTGGAGAACTAACGGAGACCATATTTTGTTGTTGCTACAAAGAAACGGCGGATGGAGTATGGGAAATCTTGATGTACAAGACTGGGCTAACGATGTTATAGCTCAGGTAAGACAATATTCCGATCGACACATAATTATACGACCACATCCTGGAGATAAAGATGCTATAAATTATCTTAATCCTAGACTAGGTAGATGTAAAATTAAATTTTCTAAAAGAATCACTCTTAGCTATAATAAAAATTTAGAAGATGATTTAGTAGATTGTTGGGCAGCAATTAATTATAATTCAAGTCCTGCTGTAGGAGCAGCGATTGAAGGTGTTCCTATTTTTGTAATGGATCCTGCCCGTAGTCAGTGCGCAGAAATTGCTAATACTGATTTATCTCAAATTGAAAATCCACAAATGCCCTATAGAGACAGATGGCTTGAACGATTAGCCATGTTTCATTGGAATTTTGACGAACTAAGATCCGGCGAATGCTGGAGCCATATGAAAAAATTTATATGAAAAAGATTTCTGTTATTACAAGTTTTAACGAAAAATATTATGAGTTAATTGGCAAATATTGTGTTGCTACATTTTTAAAAAATTGGCCAACTGACATTAATTTAACCTGTTACGTGGAAGAAATGTCATTAACTCCCGATCCACGTATTATACAAATTCCTTTTACAGAACTTCCTGTTG